GCGGCGATTCTCGACTACTGCAACACCACGCAGACGTGGCGTGAGGTGACGACGACCTGGGACAGCAACACGGCACCGCTGCAGGTCACAGCGGCGATTCTGCTCCTGACCGGCGAGCTGTGGCGCTTCCGCGGCGATGATGCGTCGCCGGAGATGCCGCTGCGCGATCCGTTGACCGATTTCTCGCCGCAGATTTGCGGCCTGCTGCGCCGCACGCGCGATCCGGTCCTCGCATGAGAGGAGCGCCGATGCGACTGATCCTGTTGACGCTGGCGCTGGTGTTGTTTCTGCTCGGCGGCATTCCCGGCTATCCGCCGCTCGAGGTCTGGCGGGTGCGGCTGGTCGCACTCGGGCTCGCCGCGTATACCGCCGCCGGGTATCCCTGGCCATGAGGACCACCGCTTCCGGACTGCGCGCGAACCGGCTGGTCACCGTGCAGAATCCCGGCGCGCCGACGCCGGACGGGGACGGCGGATTTACGCAGACGTGGACGAATGCCGATCCGGCCACGCTCGGGGCGTGGATTCGGGCGAGCGGGCCGGGCACGCTCGAGCGCACCGTCGCGGGGACCATCACCTCGAATGCCACGCATGTGATCACGGTGCCCTATCACGCGCAGATCACGACGCAGACGCGACTGGTGTCGGACAAAGGGCAGACCTTCTCGGTGACCGGCGTGACGAATCTCGATGATCGGGATATTGAGTTGCAGCTGCTCTGCGCGGAGCTGGTGCCGTAATGGTCCGCCTCGTGCTCGACGGGGTCGACCCGTGGATTCGCGATCTCGTGCAGGTGCCGCAGACGGTCGCCGACGAGGCGCACGCGATCATCTATGCGACGGCCGCCGAAACCGTGCGCGATCTCTCGAGTACGGGCCTGTATCCGCCGCGCGATCCGAAAAGTCGATCGCGATTTCAACCGCTGAACACGGTGTGGTCGGTGGAACCCGCCGACAAGGGATCGCTGCGGCCGCGCGCGAAGGTGCGGCACTTCGAGATCCTCGCGCAGTGGTGGGAAGAGGGCACGAAACCACGCGTGACGAAACGTGGATGGAACCGCGGCGCGATGCCCGAGACGCCGACCGCGGTGCCGATCTTCGTATGGCGCCGGCGGCCGATGAATGAGGCGCTAGTGGCGCAGCTGCAGGCGGCCGGGTTCACGGTGACCAGTGGCTGACAGCTCCCTGCTCGACGCCGCGGTCGTGAACAAGTTGCTCGGCGACAGCACGCTGATGGGGCTGTTGCCGGACGGCGTCTATATCGATTACGTCACGCCGGGCGCGCAGCGCTACACGTTGATCGCGATCACCAGTGCGCCGGATACCTCGATGTTTGGCGCGCGGGCCTTTGAAGCGCCGGTGTATCAGGTTTACGCGGTGGCCCTGTCGGTGACCGGGGCCAATATCCAGGCCGCCGCGGCGCGGATCGATGCGCTGCTCGACGGCGCGACCGTGAGCGCGACGGGGTATACGCCGGGCGTGCTGCGGCGGGTCGCGCGGCATCGCGAACGACTGCCGGATACCCAGAACCTCGCGCACTACTGGGATCTGCGTGGCGGCGACTACGAACTACTCATGGCGGCGATCTAACAGGGCGACTCCGGGGACGTGACAGCAACGCAGGGACGAAAGCGAGGGTGCGACTATGCCGCCAGTGGGCGGACGGATTCACGGGTACAAAGGCGAAGTAATGATGGATCCCACGGGGGCGCTGCCCGGCACGCCCGTGCTGGTGGCCAACGTCAACAAGTTCACCATCGATATGCCGCGTGATCTGGTCGAGGTGACGGCCTTCCAGGACAGCAACAAGCAATACGTCCAGGGCCTGCAGGACTACAAAGGCACCCTGAATTTCTACTGGGATGCCGCCAACCTGGCCCTGATCAACGCGGCCCTTGGCACCGTCGCGGTCACGCTCAAACTGGTCCCGCAGTCGACCGATGCCACGGTGTATTTCTCCGGGAAAGCGTGGCTCTCGGCCTCGATTGACGTCGATGCCAAGGCGGCGGTGACCGGGACGGGCACGTGGGCGGCGGCCGGCGCCTGGACGCTGACCGCGACCTAAGCGCGTGGTCCTGCGCGGCGTCACCGGGCGGATCGAGTGGTGCGAGACCCTCGCCGCCGCGGTGGATGCCTATACGGTCCGCAAGACACGCGACGATCCGGTGTTCCGGCTGACGGCGACGCTCGGCACGGTGGACGCCTTTCGCCTGGCGCAGCGGCCGCTGCGCTTCGTTACCGGGCAGGTGTCGTGGCCGATCGACCGGTTCGACATCATCAACGGCAGTTTCACGGCGACGCTGGGCGACCCCGACGAGGACCTATGAGATCACGGTTCGTGCGACCCGAGACGCGGCGGTTGGAGCTGACCGACGGCGACTGGATCACGGTCAAGGCGCGGCTGACGGCCGGCGAGAAACGTGCGATGTTCGCGCGCATGTATCGCGTGATCGAGCAGCCGGACGGGACGCCGCACCAGATCCCGGATCTCGAGACTGTCGGCTTTGCCCGGCTGTCGGCGTATCTGGTCGATTGGAGTCTGCCGGAGTTTCCGATCCGCGGCGTATCGCGCGAGGCGCTCGAGTCGGCGCTCAGGAATCTCGAGGATGAGGATTTCACCGAGCTGCTGGCGGCGCTTGATGCGCACGAAGCGCGGGAGGCCGAGGCGTTCGCGGCGCTAAAAAAAACGAGCGGTGGAGACTCGGGGTCGTTGCCGACCTGGCCATCGCTCGCCGCTGTCGGTGGCGCTACGAATGGGTGACCGAGCTGGATCCGGATGTCTATGACGTGCTGGTCGAGGAACTGATCGCCGAGCAGGAGGCGACCGCGGAATGAAAGCGACATTCGAAGCGGATTTCTCGAACTTCAACCGCGAAGTCGACAAGTCCGTGGCCAAGATGAAGACCATCGAGCAGGAAGCCAATCAGGTCAATGTCAGCCTGAACAGGATGGTCGATGAGTTCTCCGGGCAACGCATCATCGAGCAGGCGAACGCGATGGGGCTGGCACTCACCGCGATCGGCGGCGCGTCCAAGTTGACCGATGACGAATTGAAAAAGGTGGCCGCGACCACCGTCGCAGCCGCCGATCGGTTCCTGGCTTTCGGGAAAGAGGTGCCGCCGACGATGCAGGCGGTCATCAAAGAAATCCAGGCGGCGCAAGCGGCCAGTGCGGCGTACAAGGCCGAAGTGGACTCGTGGGGACCGATCGTCGTCAAGGCCGATCAGGCGACGCAGGGACTGCACGGGAAACTGAGTTCACTGAGCACGATCCTCGGGGCACTGGGGCTGCAACTGCCCACGCAAATTTCTGACATCAGCCAATTAGCGACGACGGCAGAGGGCGCCGCCGGCGCGATGGGAACGCTGGCGCAAGCGGCCAGCGTCGTCGGCGGGACGCTGGCGGCGATCAAGATCGGATCCGTGCTCGGCGACTGGGCCAAAACCGAAACGATCATCCCCAATTTCGTGGCGCAGTTGCTCGAGTGGGGCGATGTCGCCGCCGAGACCAGCAAGGCCGTCGCGGAGTCCCTCAGTCGCGCCTCGATCATCGCCGGCCGCGACATTACGAGCGCTACCGAGGCGTTGGAGATCAATACCGCCGCGCAGAAAGAGAATGAGAAAGCGGGCATTGATCGCGCGAAGGCGCTGGCGGCGGTCGCATGGAAAGCGCAGGCCGACGAGATCAAAGACCTGATGCGCGACTATCGCGAGATCGAAGCCACGCAGAAACGGCTGTCCGCCGAGAGCACGCGACTCGCCGAGGAAGAGAAACGGCGCGCCGAGGAGCGGGCGCGACTGACCGCGGAGGTCCATCGCCTCGAACAGGGCATCAATGAGACGCACGCGGGCCGGCTCGGGATGATTCGCGAAGAGCAGCAATTGACCCAGAAGCAACTCGAGGCCTCGGCGAAATCCGCCACGCTCGATGAAGCGGCCAAGGCGCGGACGCAGGCGGCCCGCGGATTGTCGCCGACGGGTGTGCCGCTCGAGCTCGCGCAGAATCCCTTCAGCGTCCTGACTGAGGACATGAAGGCGCTCGATCTCGAAGTCAAACGGTTGACCGAGGAAACCGGATCCGCCGCACTGGCGGTGGCGTTGACCGAAGGGCGGCGGACCGAAGCGACCGACAAGTTCACGAAGAGTATGCAGGATGCCGCGAAAGCGAATGACGACTGGATCAAGAGTCTGCAGCCGCGGGTCGGGCAAGGGATGTTCAGCGAAGGCGAAGCGATTACGCCCTGGTCCGCACTGGCACCGAAGGCGATTCAGGTCCGGCCGATCACGCCGGGCAGTTTCGGCGGTATCGGCGCCCCGAACGTGAACATGCAGATCAGCGGGATTCTCGATCCGCGCACCATCAGCGAACTGGCGCGGGCCGTCGGGCCGGAAATCATCCGCAGCATCGGTCGGCAACTGCCGAACGCGTGAGGAAGCTATGGGGACCGCACAAGCGTCTGATGCCGTCGAAAATGCCTTCATCGATCATGTCTTCCGGACGTACACCTGGCCGAAACCGCCAGCACTGTATGTGGCGCTCTTTACCGCCGCGCCGAGTGATGCCGGCGGCGGGACGGAAGTCTCGAGCGGCAGCTATGCGCGCGTGAACCTGCCGCCGAGTGACAGCAACTGGACCGCGACGCAGGGCGGGACGTCCGGCCTCAGCATCGGCACTGGCGGCATGACCAGCAACGCCGTCGCGATCACCTTCCCGGCGCCAACCGCCGACTGGGGCACCGTTGGCTGGTTCGCGATCTTTACCGCGGCGTCCGGCGGCACGATGTACGTCTGGGACGCGCTGGTCGCGCCGCGCACCATTCTCTCCGGCGACCCGGCGCCGTCGTTTCAACCCGGCTCGCTG